AGTATGTTTTAGGTAAATTTTTTACTGAAACTGAAACAGGTTTTTCACAAAAAAGAATTGATTTAGAAATTAAAAAATACAAATCCAATGCAAAAAATAAAAGTAAGGCTGGAAAGGCTTCCGCGAAAGCTAGAGCTACAAAGGCCTCAAAGGAAGTAACAGGTGTTGAACAGGTGTTGAACACATCACCAACAAACGATGAACGAAACATAAACCAAGAACCATTAAACATAAACCAAGAACCATTAAACAGTTTAGTAATAAAAGATATAGTCGCTAAAGCTCCAAAGTTTAATTTTAAATCTGAGTTGTTAGCGTTAGGTGTTGATAGTGAAATACTTGAAGACTGGTTAACGGTTCGTAAAAAGAAAAAGGCAGCCAACACAAAAACAGCTTTCGCAGGCTTGATAACAGAAATAGCTAAGTCAGGATTAAGCGCTCCTGATGCGATCAAAGTTTCCGCTGAAAACAGTTGGTCAGGTTTTAAAGCTGAATGGTACGGGAACTTATCGCCAACACAAAAAGCTAAATCGACACACACTTTTGAACAACAAAATTATACATCGGGGAAATTTTAATGAAAACTATTAACGGAATACCAGAAACACCAGAAATAAAGCACTGTGATAAACATGGCGATTACGAAGTTAAATACTTACAAACAATCGGAGGTAAAGCATGGGTATTCGATCACTGCACAATATGCGTATCAGAAAGCGACGCTAAGCAAAAATTACAGGAAGAAAAAGACTTGGTAGCCCGTAACATAGAAAACGAAAGAAAACGTCGAGAATCGGCTCGTGTTAACGCTGGCATATCAAAACGAAACCTTTACAAGACGTTTGATGATTATATCTGTACAAACGAAGGGCAAACCAAAGCTAAAAGCGACTGTATGCGATACTTTGAAAACTTCCCTAATGATAAAAGTATGTTGATGGTTGGCGGTGTTGGTACTGGTAAAACATTACTGGCGAGTGCGGGCATAGACTCGATAGTTGATAAGTACAAATGTGAGATTATAAAAACCATTGATGTTGTTCGTGAATTAAAGGCTACTTGGTCAAGAGATAATAACGACACGGAAGAGGGGTTAATTAAGCATTTTGTAAACTTAGATTTATTAGTTCTTGATGAAGTTGGATCACAATTCGGCAGCGACACTGAAAAACTATTTATTTTCGATATTATCGACGGGCGTTATCAGGATATGAAGCCGACGATCCTTATTAGCAACCTAGATATTGACGGCATAAAGGATTCGATAGGTGAGCGATGCGTTGACAGATTACGCGAGGGTGGCGGTGTAATGATCGCCTTCGATTGGAAAAGCTCACGCGCTTAAATAATTACCGTAACAAACTAAACAAGGTGAATGAATGATGAATGTTAAAATAGAAAAAGAATTAGTCGATAATGCTATAGCGAACTTGCACGCTCCACACTATCCAGTGTCTGTAAACGGCCAGGACTTTGCTGATGATATGGCTCACGCTTTAAGTGTGATTAATACTCTGTTAATTGAGGTTGACAGGCTCGGCAAAGTGATCGAGTTAAGCTTAAACAAAGGGGTAGAAGAATGATTAACGATGGTCAATTAGAGCAAATGATATTAGAGCGCAACACATTCGAGTTAGAAACCATTAAACTTAAAAAAGAGTTAGGCGTTATATGTAAAACATTAATGGATGGATTTAATGCAAGTTTGGACGATGGGAAAAAAAAGAGTATCAACGTAGAAATCAAATCTTTAATCCGTAAGCATCAACACCATATTCAAGGAAAAATAAAATGCTAAATTCAATGGCGGCACTGTCGCTAATTTATCCGCAATTATCAGTAAATAAAACTAAATGGAAAAGGTACGTGGGCAATCCAGCAGAATACAGCCAGGCAGACAAGAACCGCGCCTTAAGATTGGTAACTAACGGAATGAAACCTAAAGACGCAGCAAAGGAAATTGGTTGTGGTCTAAGTACACTTAATTTGTGGCGCAAAGCTGCAAAAGATAAGCTTGAAAATATTATGGTGGAAGCATGATTAATTGGTATCAAGAGAAAATAGCGACGTTCTACAAAGCCTGGGAGGTTGATATTGACGCGGGGCGTGAGGAGTCAGCAAAAATAAATATGAGTCATTATTTGAATTACGTGGAGCTGGAAAAGATTTTTACATAGTGCATAAAAAAGCCGCTTAGATAGCGGCTTTCTATTAATTGGCGGTTAGTTATTTAGGTTGACTCAATACAAAGCTTTAAACCTACAGAACTCAATACTGTGATTACATCGGCAAGTTTAGCGCTGTGGTCTCCCTTCCAAACTCTGACCGTTCTTTCGTATGATAAACCACAATGTGATGCCATCTCTAATACTCCGCCTATACCGTTATCGATTGCCGCCTTCTGTACCGCTTGTTTTATGTTCATGTTAAATGCTCTTTAATTGGGATATGGCAAATAGTAAATAAATCTATGATAAATGTCAAATAGTATTATTTGCACTTAATCGAATATAATTGTTGTTATATCGAATCAGTGTAGTATAATTACCCCATCGAAAGCAAACAAGGAAACGAGCATGTATTACACAATTGTACAGTTAGATTTATTAGATACAGGGATAGAGTCAGCGGTAGAAGTTGAGTTTAATGTTGACGGTAAATATTACCCGCAAACAATGACAGACCCGGCTGAATATCCTGAACTTGAAGTTATTTCGGTTAAATGGGGTGGTGATTGTGCTGAGCACCTTTTGACTGACGCACATGATGAGCTTATCGCTAAAGCATGTTGGGAATCATTGGAAGAGGAAGAATACTAATGGATAAAACTATAAAAGAAATTATGGATGCTAATAGGGTCCATACCTCAAGATGCATGAATCTGGCTAAAGTTGATGCATTACAGGCGATACTTGTTGAGATAGCGCGAGAAGATTATCAGACAGTATCACAGGTTAAAGAGTCGATTAACGGGTTTTTAATTCGCATAAATGAAGAAGGGGAAGGCTAATGGATGCTGACACTATTACAATCACAATCAAGGGCGTAAAACATTACTTTTACGGCGACGCATTGACTTTGCCACACCATGAGGCAATCGAGTTTTTAAAGGCAAAGCAAGAAGATTTATTTTTAGCTGGTTTACATTTGGATAAGGTGAGCTAGATGGATAATTTAAAGCTGTGGAACTCGGTCGAGAAAACAAACCCTGCCCATACAAAAAGCGCAAACGTTCGTGGTAATAAAATAACCGCCATAGCTCCACAACAACAAATTAAGAACGCAACTGAGCAGTTTGGTATATACGGAAAGGACTGGGGGTTTCGTGCTATATCCTTTGATTACGAGCTTATTAATCTTACAGGTATCGTTGTCTTTCATGGGGTTTTTTTCTTTCCTAATGCTGAGTTTCCTATTACATCATCAATAAGTGCGTACAAGGACGGGGCAAGAACAAAGCCTGATGCTGATTTTGCTAAAAAGGTTGAGACTGACGCATTGACCAAGGCATTAAGCAAGCTAGGTTTTAACGCTGATGTATTCATGGGTATGTATGACGATCACAAATATGTTCAGATGATGCAGGAAGAATTCAAAGAAAAAGAAGTGCCAAACGCTATTGATAAGACATGGATAGATGAAGCAAAAAAAGATAAATCGGCACTTAATCAAATTATAGATCCAGTATATAAACTTAGAATTGAATTATTTATCAAAGAGGGCTACTAAATGAGCGTATCACTTAGAGAGTTAACAGAAGATCAAACGGCAATACTGGCACAAGTTGAAAGCGGTGATTTTAGTTTAGATGATGTTGCTGACCATTTAGATATGCTAGACAGCGAACGTAAAGATAAAATTGAAAGCTATCTATTCGTTATCAATAAATTAACCAGTGAGGCGCAAACTGTTACCGCTGAGATAGACAGACTGCACGCTATCGAGAAAAGTAAAGTGGTAGCGTTGGAGCGAGTTAAATCTTGGTTGCTGGTTAACATGAAAGATGGTGAAAAGTTTGAATATCCACTGTTTAAAGTTAGCCGTTCACAAGGTCTTGAAGTTGTTAATATAAATGACCTTCAATGTATACCTTTTGACTATCAAGTATGTAAGCCTGAGTCGTGGAGTGTAGATAAGCGCGAAGTATTAAAGGCATTGAAAGCAGGCGTAAAAGTAGAAGGCGCAGAAATTACACGCGGTAACAGTTCATTAAGAATTAAATAAATCCCAACCGATAACAAGGACGTTATCAACTAATTTAATAATTGGAGTATAGAAAATGAAAAAAGTAATAGCAGCGTTATTGATTACAGTATCTTTTAGCAGTATGGCGGGAATAGCTTTTTTAAAATACGAACGGAAAAGCGGTATGAATAAAATTTGCGTATACAACGATTTAGGCAGCGACGTAACGCTAACAGTTAAGAATTACCAGCTTTGCCCATTAACAATCAACACATAAGGAATATAAAAATGCACATAGTACATGGAGAATTAAGAAAAGCACCATACATCAAACAGGGTTGCGGTCAAGATGGTCAATCAACAATGTTTATCATCGAATTATCAGAAATGGTAAAGGACTTTAAAACTGGCGAAAAAAATTACACGAATTATAGCGCGGCTATTTTTGCTAAATCATCGGCGCAAATTGATTATTACAATACATCATTAGTTGAAGGTAATTTTATTGTGGTTAACTGTGAGAAGTTAAAGGTTGATGTAAGCGAAAGTAACGGCAAGCAATACATTAAATTACAGATGGAAGGTGCAAGACTTGAGGGCGCTAAATACATCGAAAGCAACCAGCAAGCGCAAGGCGGTTTTCAGCAGCAAGCACCGCAACAAAATCAAGGTTATCAAGCACCACCGCAACAGGGTTACAGCAGCCAAACACCACAACAGCAGCAGTCATACCAAGCACCACAAAATCAAGGCGGGTTTCAACAGCCACAGCAGCAGGGAGGCTATCAGCAGCCGGGAAAGTAATGGACTCGTCAATGGATTTTGACGATGATATCCCTTTTAATTAAGTCCCTTTTAGATAACTTGTAATTAAGTTATACTCATCTCGGGACGTAAAAACTAGAGGTGAGTTCGATGAGTAATGAAAAAGAATGCTTCAAATGCGGAAAAGTTAAATTACTTTCCGCATTTTATAAGCACAAGCAAATGAAAGATGGACATGTAAATAAATGTAAAGACTGTAATTTAATCGATGTTGCCAGTCATAGGGCTGAAAATATAGATAAGGTAAGGGCATACGATAGGGTTAGAGGTAACAGGCAGGGCGCTGGTTACTTGAAAGAGTACAGAGAAAGCAACCCTAAAAAATACAAAGCTCACAATATGGTCAACAATCAAAAAAGAGCTGGTAATATATCTGAATTACCTTGTGAGGTGTGCGGAGAGTTAAAGGTTGTAGCGCATCACGACGACTACGACAGACCTTTAAATATTAGATGGCTTTGCCAAGCGCACCACAAGCAATGGCACATTAAAAACGGAGAAGGAAGTAATTCTGATGAATAAAGTATCAAAGGGGGCATTAATAGCGGGAGTGGTTATATTGGCAGCTAGCCACTTTTATTTTCAATATAAATATGGCGAGTGTATAGAGCTTAAATTACTAAACACTAACGCTTGCATAGCAAAGTATTTATAATCAATTAGCGGTCGATACAGGCCGCAAAGGTGACGCATGAAAGAAGATATAGGCAGAATGTTAAAAGGCTCAAGTCGAGGTTTGACGCAAAAGCGAATGATTGAAAAATTACCAGGCAGGGGCGAGAAGAAAATTAAATCAGCGTTAAGTAACATGCGTAGTTCTGGCGATGTAGTAATGATTAAGGTTAACGGTAAAAACGCAAAGTTAACCCGTCAAATTGAAGGCGCTGAAGTGTATTTTTCGGCTAGGTAATACGAATTATAATCCGGGTACTAATCCTGCTTGACAGTTATTACATTTAAGCCTAGAATAAAACGTAATTAGCTAGCGGTGAGTTTATAGTCCTATTTTTTACTGTAGGCCACGCTAGCGCTAGGTAAACTTAAATAGAAATTTGGAGAATAAAAATGATAATCGATACAGACGACCAAACAATGCCTCTTGGTGATTTGTCACCTAATTGTATGTTCATCCATAAGGATGCAATGGAAAGGTACCGGAAAGAACAAGAGGACTTTGAAAAAGGTATTGATTCGCCAGAACTAGCCTTTAATAAAAAGGTTTCAGGGAAGGCTGAACCGAGAGAACCCGCCATCTTTATGAAGACCATAAGTAGCGGGAAGATGCACTGTGCGCACTTTAAAAATATGCGTTCTGGTAATGAGGAGCACTTGGCAGAATCCAGAGTCCATGCGATTAATATAAAAAGTTTCGTTTGGGAATTGTGAGTTACACAAAAGTAGAGGTGAGTATGATTAAACATTACAGCAACAACCAGATAAAGAAACGTGCGGCAGAAAATCACAACAAAGAACGTGCTAAAGCCAAGCAGGATGAAATTGAACTTGCACAGGATAAAATTGACAATCCTGAAAAATACAAACCTAGACGTAGAACACGAAAAGATATACAGGCTCAAGCGTTTATCGCTCATGCTATGGCTATTTCACCAAACGGCTTTAATAGTCGTCTATCAAAGTAGAGGTGAGTATGCCTATAAAATACGCAATATGTAAAACAAAATCATGTAGCGGTTACGCGCATGGTTTTAGTGATTACTGTCTGAGGTGCTATAACAATTTTAAAGTAGAGGTGAGTATGGAAGTAGACAGAGAAGTGAATATGAAAGCAAAAACAGCAACGCAAGAAAATATAAATAATATTTTGTTATCAGGCATTTTAGATGATGCTCCATCTGGCGCAACTCATTATGATGTGTTTTTGTGTCAATTTCTCAGAGTGAACGGTAGCTCATTAAAATTTAGAGAAGGTGAAATGTGGAAAGTAAGTAATCACAAAGATGGGGTTGATATGATCACTAATGGTGAATGTATCGACTTGTGGACTAAAAAGATTTATGTATAGGTAGGCGGAGATATAACTATGTCAAAAGCAGAGCAGTTTAAAAAATGGATGTCTGAACGAATGGGGCATAGTCCACAACTTCAATTGGCACTTGAAGCAGTTAAAGAACTGGAGCTTGATTTAGGCTTAGTGAAAATAGCACTAGAACAAAAAGGAACTTTATTAAATAGCTGTCAAAGAGCTTTAGAGCGAGAGCAAAATAAACATTTTTAAGTAGAGGTGAGTATGGAAGTAGGTTACATGCGGGTAAGCTCTATTGATCAATGCTTAGATCGTCAATTGGACGGGGTGAAGTTAGATAGGGTTTATGAAGAAAAGGTAAGCGGCAAAGACCGAGAGCGACCGCAGCTAAAAGAGTGTATATCATTCTTGCGGCAGGGTGATACGCTTCATATTCACTCTATGGATCGTTTATCGAGAAACTTGAAAGACTTATTGAATATTGTTTCTGAGTTAGTTGATAAAAATGTAGCCGTGACATTTAAAACGGAAAATTTAACCTTTGCAGGTAAAGACAATCCGATGGGTTATTTAATGCTTTCGGTTTTTGGTGCAGTCAATCAATTTGAAATAGCTAATTTAAAAATCAGGCAAAAAGAGGGTATCGCCAAAGCGAAAGCTAGAGGCCAGCAATTCGGGCGTAAATCGTTAAGCAAAAAGAAGGTAAAAGAAATAAATGATCGGCTAGAGGCTAAGCAAAAGGTATCTGAAATATCAGTAGCTATGAATATAGGGCAATCGACTATATACAAATATAAAGCAAATAAGGCGGCAGGTGAATAGCGGATTTTGTTTGGTCTTAACCTTATTGGTTGGTTGTAATTCAATACAACCCATTGCGGAAAAGCACCTTAACAAGATTTATGATTGCAGGCTAAATGGCAGGATGTTCGCGTTTAACTCGAGTGATGTGAGTAATTTATCAGATGAAAAAGAGGCTATGATTTATGAAATTGTTACATTAAGAGGTTACAAGGTTCATTTAGTCGAGAGTAATAAGCGGCAGATTAAATGTAAGAAGCGATAACCTTTTACTTAAACGGCTAGCTTGCCTAGTCCGCTTGAAGTTGTTGTTATGTTGCGCTTAACTATGGAGATAGTAGTAATGAGAAATAAAATTTGTTATATATTTGCGAACATTAGCCTTTTTACCGCAATGCCTGTTGTTTTGTTTTTTACTTCATTGGGTATTGGGGAGGCTTGCGATATAAAAACACCACTAGGCTTTATGTTTATGATGGTTTGCGGTGGGTATATTGCTGTTTGCGGGTGCACTACTGCGATAAATATAAAGAAAGCGTTTAAAGACACATAACACTGTAACTAAGAGGAACCGTTCCATATTTCACACATCGAACCAGTTATATAATTAACTGGTTTAATTAGAGTTAAATAAATAAGTATGGTTATTATGCGCGAAAGAAGGATTGAACACACATGGCAACACTGCTTGATAGTATTGGTAGCGTTGTCGATTATAGCGACTAGTGTTGTTTACAGCATTAGCACATGGCATTTAGGGGTTTAAATGAAAAATTTAATTGAAGACGTAGCAAAACAGATAAAAATCGACGAGGGATTTGTTTCTACTCCTTACGAATGCACAGCAGGCAAAATAACGATAGGTTACGGGCGCAATATAGAAGACAACGGCATAACTCGCGAAGAGGCTGAAATTCTATTAAGCAATGACATAAAAGGCACATTCTGCGAGCTAGAGACTAAGTTTGACTGGTTTTTGCTTATGCCAGATGACAAGCAAGCTGTACTGATTAATATGTGTTTTAACTTGGGTTTAACTCGATTACTTAAATTTAAGAAAATGCTGGCAGCTTTGAAGGTTAAAGATTACAAAGAAGCATCCATACAAATGTTAGATAGTAAATGGGCGGAACAAGTAGGTGAAAGGGCCACTAGGCTGTCGGATGCTATGGCGAGAATTTAGTGTCAAAAAGTGGGGCGCGGTGGATATTTAAGTCTGTGATTAACGTCACAGGCTTTTTTGTGTATAATAGATAGGCAATTAATAGAAGCATTACTACTATGAAGATATACAAAGAGCCTATCTATTGTTTGCTTTGTAACGATAACGGCATAATAAGACCGGCACATTACACAATTTATGGCAGAAGTTTGCCTTATGAATTGAGTGAAGACGGATTTACAATCGACCAGAGTAAGATCCCTGTTTGTAATGAGTGCGTAAAGATGCAAAGTGAGTTCAGAAAAAGCAAGAAAAACAAGATATAATAACCTCAGTAACGATGTGAATCAGAGCTAACTTAATAATTACTGAAGGAATGATGAATATGAGTTTTAATTTAAGTGAGTGGGTAGCTCATCAAAAGATATTTGAACCGAAGACGGTTCTAGTTGAGGGGGTTACGCTTGATTTAATGTGTTTAACTGATGATTTAAAGCAAGAAGTTAAGTTGATGGCTACCTATGAAGATACTATTTTAGCTGCGGCTGATTATGGCGTGTCTTATGGTCGAGACCGATTCTGTGATGATGCAGAATTATTTGAATACCTGAACGCTTCATGGAGCGAAAAAAGGGCTTTAGTTGATTGTAACCCTAGCCTTAAGCACCAGGTTGGCATTAGAGTATGTGAGATTAGCGGGATGGGTGAGTATATCGCTGACATGAAAGAAAGCGAAGAGATGAAGCAACTTGAAGATGAGGACGTGCGAGCAGAAGAGGCGCGAAATCATTTGATTCGTGAGGCGTCTAATACTGATGGTAATATCGTTGATGGAGATAAACAAATCCCTGATATTTCATTAGAGAAACTAACAGACGATCAAGGTTATGCTTTAGCCGTCTAACAAAGGGAATTAAATAATGTCAAAAGTTCATACGTTTAATACAAAGATAGAAGATGAATATGGTGTTTATCCAAGCGCTGTAGTCGCTATAATAAAAGCAGAAAAGACAGCTAGTACAGGGTGGGGTTCAGTAGATGGCGTTGAGGATTACACTCATTCAAAGCCGTCCATCGGAATGCTTGAGTATACAGCTAGTTATTATCAGTCGGTAGACGCTCAACTAGCAGGCAAAAGGTCAAGGCCATTACTGTCATTCAGTTCAAATCTGCCTATTGCTGATAGAATGCTACATAGTGTCAACCTTGCCCATGAAGAGTCTGAAAGGATTATGAACGGCGGATTGAATCCTATGGAGTTAGATATAACGCTGATACAACATGATATAGAGCGCAATTTTAACTTCTGATTACATAGGGGCGTTGTATGAGTAAAAAAGAAGATACCGCGCCTAAGTTTTCAGACTTAGCGCAATTAACTTACCAAAACGGTGTAAAGCTTGATGGTGCTATCGAGGTATTTAAGCGCATTGCCGAATCTAATGATGACATCGTTAAGTACAAGAAAGAGCAGAAAGAGGGCGACATAGAGTTTAGAAGAAGAACCACTATGGATAATAAACGCAGTAATATTTTAAATATTGCTGGCGTGGTAATAGCGCTTGCGGCTCTTTCAGTTAGTATCAAGGGTGTTGATTTTCATTTAGATTTTCTTAAGGGGTTTTTTTGATGGGAATAATTGCAGCGTTAAAGGCTATTTTTACCGGTAGCGGTGCGGTTAAGTCTATTGAGAATATAGCGTCTGAATGGATAACTACGGACATGGAAAGCGCAGAAGCTAAGGTGCTGATGGTTAAGGCGCTTGATCCTAATGGGTTAATGCGTCGAGACTTATCAAATAGAGTAGCTACACTTTACAGTATCTATCTAATAACAGCGCTTATACTGCTGACACTTGAGTTTTTCGGGTTTGGTAACTCACTCGCTATTGAAGAAGTAACCACCAAGCTAACTGATTTATTTTTACCTATCAGCACGTTGTTCGGGTTAATAGTAAGTGCCAGCTTCGGGGTTAACTACGCCAATGTAAAAGGCGAAAAATGAAAACCTTCAAGACAGTAGGTATAATTGCAATATTAATAGTGTCTTTAGTATTTGGATTCTCAATTGCTAAAGTCGCTATCATTAATTAAGAGGTTTATTTTGATAACAAGACCAATAACAAGACCGATAACAAGGGCTATAACTCGAAGCATTACAGGTGGTGGATCAGCCCCCTCTGTCGGTCCTGACTACATATCCACTCAAAAAATATCAAGCCCTAGATTGTTTGGCGCACCGTCAACATCTCTTGGTATTACAGCACCGGCTGAAACTGATGGTGTTATAATCGTATCTTTAGTGCAAAAGAAAAGTAGTGGATTTAGCCCTACAACAATAGCTGTTGATGGTGGTTTAGTTGTTGGCGCTATGGATTCAGTTAATAGTAATCCGTCTGGCCGTGAAAATCAGATGAGTGTATTCGAGGTTAAATCTTTTACCCCTGGATCGCATTCCATACAAGTCGACAACTTAGATGGGTTTGAGGGTGCTACAATAGTCGCGGTTTACTATAAGGATTATACAGAGCTAACTGGTGTGTTTAGTAAGGACCAAGCAACAGGAATACAACCACAACAACTAACTTTAGGTAATGCAGCTTGGGCAGTTACACCGGGTAATATTGGTTTAAATATTTGTTTTGCTGGCGGTTTAAATGCGTTAGTTAGTCAAGTGGCAAGTGCTGAATACAATGGGTTGTCGAATGCATACTCGACAACAGACACAAATGATGATACTTATAACGGCACATTACAAACAGCTACTAACGATTCTTTAGGCTCTAATTCAGATGCTCAATGGGTAGTGGATTGGTCGTCGGCTACTGATGCTGAAGTTATGGTATTATCTGGTGAGTTAAAAAATACATAAACTAACGAAAGGATATAACAATGCAATTATCAAACGGCGTACCTACTCCATTAACAACTAAGGGCGATCATGTTGTCACTGTCCGATTAAATGGCGGCACTGCAAAGATTCAATGTCAAGTGCGTGAAGGGCTAGATTTTGCTGACTTGCCTGATTCAACTTATGCGGCTGATGCTGATGAAGTTAAGACGCTACCCTTTTGTAAATTAAAGGCTGTGTTAACGGGCGCGGCTACGATAGACATTAATCAAGCTAGCATGTAACGAGAGCCAACAAATAAAAAGCACCTTAACGGGTGTTTTTTTGTGTTAATATATATATAAATAACGGCAAAAAGACGGCAAATTATGGCTAAAACTAAAACATCATTTGATAAAGATAAGCAACCAGCTAAACGCGCACCAAGAGGCAAGTCAAAAAAGAACGTGGTGCTAGAGGCGTTAAAATCCAAAGGGGTATTAGGGCTTCGCGCAAACTCATCTAACGAAAAAGCCGAAGCTGCATTTTTTGGTGAGATAGTTAACACTGCATTAAATATGGAGGATAATAATCGTGGAATGTGCTTAAAGTTGCTAGCAGATAAGGGGTGGGCCAGCGTTAAGCCTTCAAGTGAGCGTATATTTTTTGACTTTGATAAGGATGCAGAGCCACATATACAGGCGGCACAAGTTATGGATGGCATGGCTTTAGGTGATATACCGCCCGATATTGGTAATACCTTTATACAGTCGATAAAAGCAATGATAGACATAGCAGAATATACAGAACTTAGAAAAAGAATAGACATGTTAGAGGCGGCTCTTGGTGGGGACTCTTGAGGTCTTCATTAAAAAGACTGGATATTATAGAGCCACAAATTCTAGCACAACAAGGAATGTTGGAGGTTTCAGTTTACGGGATAGTCAATAGGGTTGACAAGGTTGATGGTGTGCTTGTACCTAACTGTGTGCGAAAGTGGAAAGGCACTATAGGTGCTATGGTTCCCACTAATGAGGAGCCGACAATATACCTGATAGAAAAGCTAGAGCCGATGATACTTAAGCACAAGAAATATAAATGCATGTATGGCTCAAGGGGTGGTACTAAGTCTCGTATGGCTCAAGACGTAACGGCAGGCGAGGTTAATAGTCAAGGTTCAAAGGTGTTCGTATTGCGTGAGCGGATGAAGGCATTGAAAGAAAGTATTTATGCAGGTATAGAAAAAAGTATTAACGATTTATCGCTTGCTGGATTTAGAAGTGTTCCAAGCCATTGGGAGATACGCCATAAGACAGGCGGTAAGTTCACGTTTGGTGGTATGCAAAACATTATTGATATGAAAGGTACAAGCAATTATAAAATATTCCTAATGGAAGAGGCAGCAAAGACCAAGCAGAACACAATAGACACGTTAGGTCCTACACTTCGTGGAACGCCAGGGGCAGAGCTTTGGTGGTTATGGAATCCGGAAAGTTCACAAGATCCAATGAGCAAAGAGTTTATTAATCCTTATCGTGCAGAGCTGGACAAGCATGGGTATTACGAGGACGAACACCACCTAATAGTACATGTTAGTCACAAGGATAATCATTGGTTCAAGTGGGATGAGTCATTGAGTCAAGAGCTAGCCAAAGATAAAATAAAAGTTGAGAAGGGTATTATGTCAAAGTCACGTTTCGGATGGATATGGGGAAATAAATTCAATGATGATATTGATTCAAGTGTTGTAACTGAGGACTGGTTTGAAGCGTGTATCGATGCTCATCTAAAGTTAGGTTTTGATGTTGTTGGTGCAAAGACCGCCGCTTGTGATCCGTCCGACGTTGGAAATGATAGCTGTGGTTACGCTGCAAGGACTGGAGTTGTTTTTGAGGACATTGATGAGATAGATGCGGCTGATGGTAATAGAAAAATGGATATGGCCTGTCAGAGGGCTATTATGTATGGAGCGGATTCGTTTGGTTATGATGCTGATGGATTAGGGGCTACGCTTAGGGACAATGTAAACAAAGCGTTTAACGGGAAAAAGGTTAATGTTTACGCTTATAAGGGATCCAGTAAGATACACGACCCAAAAGCACAATTTAAAAGCGAGACGACAACCCTTACACAGAGAAATGAAAACCTAAAAAACGAGGACGTATTAAGTAATAAGAAGGCACAAAATATAATAAACGTAGCTGAAAGAATATTAAGGACCTATGAAGCCGTTGTGCTTGGTAAGTATTACGACCCGGACACATTAATATCATTTGCCACTTACAACCCAGAAACAAAGGTAGGTATAAAGCCAGAAATGCTAGAAAAACTAAAAGCTGAAGCATGTAAAACACCTGTTAAGCCTGGTGATACTATTCGCTTTTATACAAAACCAGAGCTTAGAAAAGGCATAATGATGCCAGATGGATCAAGGGTATCCATACCTTCACCAAACCTATGGGATGCCGTTGTGACAAGTTTAGATAAAGATAGTACAATTGATGTATTGAACACAACAGAAATTAATTTTGACTCATTCTATTAAAGGGTTTAACGATGTCAGACGACAAAAGCAATAAAGATAATGACGAGCATTTAGCATGGTTGAACCAGTTAAGTGATTTTCAAGAGTCAGATTTAGATCAACGCCAGCAATCAAGAGAGGCCGACAGGTTTTTACTCGATAAAGACGGTCAGTGGGAAGAGTCAGTAGCTCGCTCATTAGATGCACAAAAACGACCGCGATATACTTTCGACCAAGTTACGCCAGTGATAGAAAACATCATGGCTGACATTGAAGATATGGAATTTGGCTCAAGCGTTAAGCCTTCAGGCGGTGAAGCTACAAAAGATTTAGCTAAGACTTATGAGGGTATGATTCGCAGTATTGAAGCAGATTCAAACGCGACTGAAACATATCGTAACGCTTGCCGCCGATTAATTAGGCGCGGCTTTGATGCTTGGATAGTTAGAGCTAAGTTTAAGGATGAATGGAGCTTTGACCAGGACCTAGTTGTTGAGCCAATACCGAACGCAATCAACAGGGTATGGACTTCTAATACATCTTCAAAGGCTGATAGCTCAGATAGCGACGTAGCTTATGTATTAACGTCGGTAACACCTGACGCATACAAGGAGCAGTTCCCTGATGGAATGGCAGTAAGTATTGATGACGCTGATTTAGGTGAGCACTTTGACACGTATCGACCTGAAGTAATTATCTTTGGTGAGAAATACTACAAAAAAGAAACCATGAAAGAGGTATGCCAGTTATCAAACGGTGAAATTGTAGAGAAAGACGAAAACTTTGAAAAGGTTGTCGATGAATACGCACAGCAAGGAATCACTGTAGTTCGCGAAAAGAAAGTTAAAGACTTTAAAATCTATCATAGATTCTTTGATGGCGGCGGCATGTTATCGGATGAGCGTGAAACGGTTTTTAAAACATTACCGGTAGTAACTGTTTACGGCAACTTTGAGCTACTTGGCGAAAATAGCAAGATTACATATTCAGGTATCGTGTTAAAGCTAATGGATTACCAGCGAGTATTGAATTACAGCGAGTCGCGACAAGTTGAGGAAGGCGCGTTAGCTCCACGTAAAAAGCTGTTAATGTCTAAGAAGATGGCGGCAGGTAATATGAATCAGATTAAGGCGTTAAATACTTCAGCCGACCCTGTTTTATTTGTCACTCCCGATGCTGAGTTCGGACCAGTCCAAGAGCTATCAGGCGCACAGATTAACCCTAATCTAGCTAACCTAACTAATAACATGGCTATGGGCTTACAGGTTACAGGTAACACCAATAACGCAATGAATGGACAGTTTGCTAGTCGTATGTCAGAAGATGCGTTAAGAATGCAGATTGATAGAGGTACTGGGGCGACGCGTAAATGGGTTAACTCTTTAGTGAATGGCATTCGTAGAACGTGTGAAATACTTGTTCAAACTATGCCAGCTGTATACGATACTAAACGTCAGTTTATGATTCTAGGTCAAGATGGATCAGAGGAAATGGTTACACTTAATGATGAGGTTTACGATACGCAGACTCAGAAAATGGTTAACGTGAATACTTTGAACAAAGGCCAATATAAAGTTATCTGTGACGCTGGTCCTGCATTCGCTAACAGACAGGAGGCAGGTTTAGCGGCAATGCTTAACTATGCGGCTGTTGACCCGTCTATCGTTCAAACTGGCGGTGATTTGATGTTGAAGAATATCAATGCTCCACTAATGGAAGAGATGGCAGGACGTAAGCGAGCGCAGTTGTTACAAGCGGGTGTTATTCCTGAAGGCCAGATGACTGAAGAGGAGAAAGAGGCACAAGCACAAGCGGCACAGCAACCGCAACCAGAAGACCCGGTAGTTATGCTTGAGCGTATGAAAGAGCAAACAGCACAAATGACACAGCAAAATAAAGCAACCGAACACCAGATACAAATAGCTAAATTGCAGAGTGACGCTGAAAATAGCGCTGATAAATTGCAGAGTGACATATTAACTAACGTGCGTAAACTTGAACAGAACCAGCAAAAGCTTGATGATGACAAGGGTGATAACGATTACAAAAACGCATTGGAGTTATTGAAAATTGAACTAGCAGAACAAAAGGAATTGAACGCTAAGCTACAAATTAACATACAACCTCGATAATGAAATCACTAGTAATAATAAAAGGAGAGAAGTTACCTGGCGAAAAATGCTGGGTAACTGCCGAGGATATGTATAACGTCTACGACAGAATACCCTTATCAATCGACGGAGGTGATGCAAAGGAAATGATTATCACTGACATAACTGATGAAGGGTTGTTTGTTCAGACTGTAAACTAAGAGCTTAACGGCTCTTTTTTTATGTGTGTTATGCACCTATCTTGAATTTAGGCGAAAATCCGTCACGAATATACAAGGCAGCGTGCTTTTCACTACAAAATGAAAATAGTCGAGGTCTCATCCATTCAACGATTAAATAATTCTTACCACAACACTTACATTTACCTGCTTTATAAATCATAACCTACCCCTTTATCGCTTTAATATATTTCTTCTCAATAGCTCGCAACCTAACAATCTGACTAGCACTCAGCTTATGTGCGTTGTTATAAATTTGATTTATGCACCTATCTAAATCAAGTGGATCACGATTCTTAGCAAACTTATTAGCGCCAGCCTCAAATAATTCTGCTTTCTCATTTGAAATAGATTTACCTACAACATCATAAGTCCAGCCTTTAGTCGCAGGATATTTAATACCAATAGCCTCTATTTGCGCCTTGGTCCATGAACCTTTAGCTGTTCTGTTATCAAATAGCCAATCTCTAGTAATTACAAACTCAGTCATATTAGTTACTCTTTTAATTAAATCAGGTAGTTTCGGTTGTAAAATTTAGGCATAAACAAGCCAAGGGAGACAGTATAAATACAGTCACTCCAAGGCTTCCAAAAATCAGTACAGCAACGGCGCAGTGATTCGAGGCCAAGACCGTTAATCTTGGTTGATAACTTGTTACCTTTCGGCGCTAACTTGAGCTTATCCATTGAGTTTAAAGTATCACGCAAGGTTTCCCAATATACGCTCTTCTTATCAACATGCCGCACATACTGCCAGGTTAGAACTGTTACGGTTAGCAGTGAACTATCACCCAATATAAACACCGTTTGCATATATACATTTATAAAGGGTGTTGAGTTTATATCGAAAAACAATTCATCGTGGATTT